CTTAAGATTATCCGCAGACAGTGTAATAATATCAGTGCTCTGATTCTCATTATAAATAAGCAATGATGTAAATGATTTTTCATACTCATTATGTCTGTCTGAATTATACACTTCGGTTATCCATTCAAACGCATCATATAACTTATTCACTTCAATTGGTAATGGCTGTCCAGTAGTATAATCATGTTCTATGTTAATTACAAATTCTACATAGAATTCATTCTTCGTAGCCTGATCGAAATATATACCATACTTGTCTTTTGCATTACCAGAGAAAATGCCCTGGGTCATATATGTATCAATATCAACAGTAGCATAGAAAGATTTGTTGTCGTTATTAAACATAAATTTAGGAACATAACTATGCCAGGTTCTCCACATATTCTTTCCAAGTGAAAATGTCATTGTCCATGATTCATCAACAAAGTAATCAGTATTTGTTAATCGAATATTGTCTTTTGTAATTGTAAAGCCATTCCAATAAACAAATCTTCCAGCTATAGCCTCATCACTACTTGCGAGATAATACAACCCCTGAGGAACTGCACCCGGGAATGAATCAGTAACAACACCACCATATGTTATTCCATCTGCAATGCTATAATCAATCTTTGTTACTACCAATCGGTCATATTTTATATCTAATCCGGTTACCAGGCCAACAGTAGCAATTGGATTATCAAAGTCAAAATCAACAGTAGGCGTACCATCTTCACTAGCCTTATCAAGCATTATCTTTTTTAACTTAGATGGAAGATTGTCTTCAAACCATTTTTTATTTCCTAGTGCAGATATCTCTTTTAACTTACCATCATATTGAAAAATTAATCCACGATCCTGATTGCAGTATATATATCCCTGTTTTGTTTTCTGACAAGAATACTTGCTCGAACAACCGGCATAACCATTACCAGGCAAAACCTGTTCTTGTGGTGCCATTGAGAATATTTCTCCACTTCCAATATAAGTAGTAACCTCTTGTAATTTTAATTGCTTGGATCCTATAGTCTTAAACAGTGACCGAGTAGTATTTATTATTATCTCATCTCCATACGTAGCAATATTTACGATCTCTCCTTTGTTACCAGGCAAGTCATAATAATTATTCGGTAGGAACGTTCTCCATGAATCTGTAGACTCTTCCTCGTTTGACTTCTCACTAAGAATTATACGCAAAGGAAACTTAGTAATTAATTTTCTTCGATAATTAAAAGGAGTAAAGTGAACAGGTTCCCGAACTCTACTATATGATGAGTCATAGTTATACTTATTGACTTCGGCATCAATATCTTCTCTCAAAAATGGCCATCCCCAATCACTTCCAGTATCATAAGGATAATAATGATTATCACTATCTCCATCATCAGCGTCTTCCCTATTGCGAAATGCTGCAAAGTTTTTACAAATTGATGGGAAGAAATAAAGAAAGCGTTTTGAATATTCAGGTAACCCTTGATCAGTAGGAATGTAACTCTCTTTGTTGATCAATCTAAAAGCATAATCCGTTGGACAACAATCTCCACCATACATCGATCCAATAGAATAATATGGAGCGATAGGCAATGTTTCAGTGGAACCAATCAATACAAGCTCTTGCTCACTAAAATTCTGATAAACATTTTGCTTCCATGCCCAAAACGTTGTTAGATATCTTCTCTCAACTTCCGGATAATTATCTGGAACAGGATCTTGTTGTAATGTTGGTGTTGCTAAATTATCAATATATTTTAATACTCCCTGAAACCTAGCTGCAGCTTTTTCTCCTATATCAGATGGTGGGTTTGGATCTGATTCTAAAATATCTTCATTGTATTTTGTATCATAGATCATCCGGAGATGGTATTTATGTTCAACGACTCCAGCATATGAACTGGGATAATGATCATACATGACAAATTTTTTATTAATACCGGTAACAGTATCAACATCTCGCCAAAATTTATACATGAATTCATTTGTAATATGCGTAGCCAGGTTTCCGTTACCCTCAACCATAAGGTCAAATCCATGTGTAGAAAATCCATCATCACGTGGAGAAGATTCTGTCTGATTGTGAAATAAGATCCCCTGTCCAAGAACTAATTGATTCTGTGTAGTTCTTTTTGCCATAAACACATGAATCTTTACTACATCATTTTCAAGTTCCGGAGGAATGTAAATATTACTAAGTTCAAGCCCATAAATATAGGAGCTCTTATCACTTGCATTCCACCAAGAAAATGTATTTTTATTTTGATCGCTACCAGGTAAAACTACTCCCCTCATAGTCGGAAGTTTATGGTGCCTTATATTTTTTTCCCATAAGTCACCTATTTTTCCTGTGCTATCCCATACTTCCCAATCACCATTCGTGTCAAGTTCTTCACTTGGATAAAATTCATCTTCGTTTTGCCAGAATCCCATTCCTGTTTCAGAATACCATCCAGTATTTCTAGTTTGGAAATATCTGACATTACCAGGACTAATTGCATCGTCTGATTTTAGCCACGGATTAGCTGCAGCAATATATGATTCGTTTACCAACATATCTTCCATGAATCCTGTATAGTAAATGTCATTGGAGTGAATTTCTTCCATCTCCCTACCAGGAACGTGAAAAACATAAACACCGCGATTATCTGATAATTCAAGGCCAATATATAGTGCAACAACATCACCGGGCATTAGGCTTCTATTGTTGGCAATAAATACGCTGTTTTTATTTCCAGCTGTACCTAGTGATTTATTATGATGATATGTTTTTTGTTTTTTAGACCTTACGACAATATTATTTGCGTATTTCTGATAGTCGACTTTATCAAGGCCAGTTAAGTTTGCAAAGCCAAGACGATTATCATTAGTCTGGAATACAACTTTCGATCTTTTATATGGAGCCTTTGCTGAAATATAATCACGAAGTTCTATTGTTATTCTGTCTTCAAATCCAGTATATGTATAATTGAAATTTGTTGAAAGGACTTCCATCCGTTTTATTTCGTATACAGATGTAATCCCATTTATTGTATGTAAAACACCAATACCAATAAAATCATACCCATTGACTAGATTAAATTCAAAACCAATAGCCTTTGACGTTTGTGTTTCTACACGACAACCACCATACTTTTCCCATCCCCCTGATGTCGAAGCATCATTTACAATAATAGGCGGAGTAGGCTCAGAATATGGAAGTTTCGTTCCATCTTTTGTTTCATACCAGAAAAATCCCTGATATGCTCCAGAAATAAGACTACCACCAGCATCAAACAAATCTGTTATCTCCATAGTTCCTTGTAAACTATTCGGAACTACATTCAAAAGATGTATCTCTGAATGCACCTTTAATGTGCGATCAGCATAAACACCAGATGGAAATGGTAGATCATCAAGATTCAGAATCCTGTCTTTCTCATTATTGTCTTGCCAGGAGACTATAATCTCGCCATTTTTTATTCTAGCTTCAGCTGTTATTGGAAATCTATAATCAAAATTTAAAAGATTTTCCCGAAAGTATATTTCATACAAACCACTATTATGTAGAATGCCAATAGTGTGATAGTTATTGGTAGATGCATATACAAAAATAATATTTCTAGTTTCGTCAACGTGGGCCTGTCCTATGACAATACCGCCATCCGGGAAAATTGTTGTTTGTGTAGCGACAGTTGCAGAATCCTTATACCTGACAGCTGTAAGATGAACATCAAAACCTTCTTCGTTGCTGACTGATCCATCTTTCTTGTCATAATTAGCATTTAATCCATCACAAGGAAGACCATCGGGCTGATTAAGGAGTTCTGAGTTTGTAAATAATCCTCTTCCAATCTCTTTCATTAAAATTCAGGTTTAAAGAAGTTTTGCGCTCTGTCAAGAACAGCAAGAGGTCTCGTCCACCTTTTAGTAAATGCTACCATCTGATCAATATTCATCCATTGTGCATTTGATCTTGCCATCCCTCTGTAATATTTCCATTCATTTTTCAATACAGCCAATGGTTCCTCTGGAAACTTAAAGCCTCTATGGGCTAGCATCATCTTTACATAATAAATGACAGCCTTTAAATATTCAGGATCGTCAGGTATTTTGTAAAAACCATCATCATCGGTAGGTATCCTATCGTAAGATATCTCGACTGTGCCTTCTTGAAAACTTGTTATTATATAGCCGGGATTAATATGATAGCTGTAATCATCTGGCCTGCCAACACTGGAAAGCACTGCTCCAGTATTAAGCTCATTGGTATCTGTAGAAACATCTTCCCAGTTGACTCCGGTATAATCAACCGAAGATAAATCTGTAGAACCCAATTCAGTGTTTACACGCTTATAGTAATGACCTATTTCTCCACCTGCAGTATGCGAAGGAAGTACCTTCACTATCTGATTCACATTCACAATCTGGACTCCATTATCGGTAGTATAGTCGGCAAGCACTGTGCTTAACCGAGAGGCTTGGCGTACCACGTTATCTGTATCGAATACTGTGCTGTTTTGGTTAAAGCAATCATCGCATAACAAATATTGGTATTTAAACGTCTGTCCAGTCCATGTCAAAGGCCATCCATTATAACAAACTTGGTTCAAGGCAAAGAAGTCACAAGGTAATGGTACCCTGTGATCTTCCACTGTTGCCTTTTCTGTGACTCTTTCCATTGTCATAAAAGCACCAATATCTCTTATGGCTAGCCCAATGAATTCGTAAATATTGGCAAGTTCGTTATCATCATCTAAATTACAAACAAGCTCTATCGTACGATACACATGCTGAACGGAAATAGTCGTATAAATCATTACTCAGTAATTAACCACATTAAGTTAGCCAGATGTTCCGGTGCGACATCAATTATTTTGTCGTCACCTGTTGTCAAGATTTTCAGGCTAAATGTATGTAGATTTTCTATCTCAATTTCTTCTTCCAATATTACATTCATTTCTTCCAAATAAGGCTCCATATTTTCAGGAGTTACCTGGTAGTTTCTGTTATCCTTGCCTATTGGAATAGAATACTCTTTTACCTTGCTCATTCGCACTTCTTCATATGAAGCTGCTATTGGCTCTAAGGTTTTTAAAATCCGAGCAATCTTAAATGCAGTAATTGAATTTACTTTTGCTCTGGAAATTGCTTTCAACCCTTGGTTTCCGGCAATCACTTCTCCTAATTTTACTTTCATGCTATATTAAATTTAATTGATTACTTATTATTCGTTATAAACTGGTAATTGTTAATGTTGCCCCGCCATCAGGTACAGTAACTCTGTATCTAGTACCATCAGGTGATCTTAATATTACACCTTTAAGATCAGTAGTTACCTCAATATCTCCACCCTCAACTGTCATTCTTGATGCAGGTAAAATTGTTCCAATACCTACATTACCACCATAAGTAGCTACTCCTGCTCCAAATATAATCATAGAAGGAGTTATTGAAGCTACACCAAATAAAATAGTAGATGCGGTTGAGTTTGTTAATAAAGTAGTTGTATTAACTCCTGATCCAATAACTACAGCATTCTGTGCATTCGATTTACAAGAATTTCCTACAACAATTCCACCACTAGTTGTGCTTTCACTTTGAAATCCTAATATTAGCTGAGATACTCCACCAGTAACGGTACTATAATTACCAAAAATATAAGAACCTTGTGCTTGTGATCCGAGTACTTCATTATAAATACCAATAACGCAGGCATCTCTACTAGTCACTTTATTCCATCCACCAATAGCAATACCTCTGTTTTCATCTTCAATTAAGTTTTCAGATCCTATTGCAATGCTACCCTTAACAACCGTATTGTATTGCCCAATAGCAATAGAAGGATATCCGGAAACAGTGTTTTCTCGACCAATAACAAATAGTGCTGAATTCGTAACGGTATTTTCAGAACCTACATATAAACAGGTAGGAGTATGAACTTCCCAATCAGCATATGTATCAGAGAACCACATAGCCTCGCTAACTGTAAATTCTGTATCACTAACAATTGTGGCTATAACGTGAATTTCAAGATATGTTGTATGGTCAAGAGTGATAAGGTCACCAACTTTTAATTCTTTTAAGAATTTAGTGCCAGTTCCAGTTATAGTAGTACTTGCAGTGGTTGTAATTGATCCTGTTCCAATGAAAGATTCTACCGAAGGTCCTATTAACATTGTTCTGAAATCCCTATCCCAACTTATGTCAACAGTATCAAGAAAAGATTGGACAACTCCACTTGCAGGGTTAAAGATAGTATCTATCAATAATGTCCATTTGCGCTGATTTTCAGGTTTACCCTTTACAAGCTCAGCTAATAATTGTTTTTGTTGATTACTCATGCTCATTGTTTTAATTTTTATGAGGAATATAGTGCTATGTAAGCATCGGCTGAACCGATTTTTACTTTAATAAATCCGGCCTGTACTGATAATGTACCTGTATCTGCGAATACGGTACCATCATCTTCAGCTTCAAGAAAGTATGCAGAAGGTGCAATCGGAACAGTTAATACATTTGCCATGCCTGTGCCATCAATAGACACTTCACCGGCTACCGTAAGTGCATAGTTTCCATCAACAATAGTAACTTCCCCACTATATCCTGTAAAAAAGCCGGCAGCTTGTACACCAGAAGTAATATCTCCACTCATGTCAACATAAAGTCCATATTGCTCACCAGCAACGAGATCTGCAGAGCAGTTAATATATGCTCCGTACCATATACCTTTTGTGTGTGTGTATGCAGCATCAAGATAAATTCCATAGAAGTTATGGCCGTCTTCGTCCATTACCATACCATCGGCATTTATATATGCTCCTATAGCCAAACTATTTGCTGTGCCAAAAGTACCTGATGTTTTTACCATAAAACCCACTTTCTGGGCACCACTTAGAAGATCAAGATCATGCCGGCTTCCTACTATAAATGCAGTGTCAGAATCAGTAGCCAGCCCAACTGCAGTAGTAAGCAATGCAGAAACAATCTGATCTTCAACTATAGAAACCTTGTCAATTGTTGCGGATAAGGCAAGTGTAGCCTTAGTCATACCATCAGTAATCTCAGAAGAAAAATTTCGTGGATCAAATATGGCATCGATAAGGTCATTCCACCTACGTTGATTTAATGTATCACCAAATAAGAACTTATTTTTTAAGCTCGTTTTAATAGCATTAGTCATTTCATTGTCTTTAATAATTTAAAAAATCGCTCATTCATGCTACCTTGCTAATTGCTACCTGGCTTTTGCCCAACGTCCTACATACCATTTATTGTTCTGTTTCGCTTTCTGCCTTTTGCTTTTGTTAAGTCAAAGTTAAATACTTTTTCTACTGAAAACAAGATGCTTTTATCTGTAAAGTATCCTGCAGAATATTCCAATCCATTTTTATTTTGCCATCCAGCATGGATCCCAACTGCAAAAGGAACCTTTAAATCAGCTCCTATTATTGGGCCAGATCTCCATGAATGAATTGTTTTAATTTCTTCTGTTTTGTATGGCAATAACCATCTATAACTAAACTCCTGGTCAAGTAATATCCCAAGTGTTGTAATGCCACCTACTATCTGAATAGTATCATTTCCGGCCGTTACATCATAAGTATGGACAGTATCACACATGCCTTGATAAACCACCAAAGAAGTATCATATTCCTTGTAGTAGTAGGAATGCTTTTGAGTGACATTCTTAACCTCAACTTTATAAATTGTAGTATCATAATAGTTGTTAATTACAATAGTTGTATCTGAACCACTATGAGGTCCTATAAGCCAAGGTAATGCCCTTTTCACAAAATACCCACCACCACATAAAATGATGATAAGAATTAATATTATGATTGTGCTAAGGATATTATTTCTCATATACTATTTAGTTGAAAATGCATTCCATCAGGAGTTTTCCAGTAACCCCCCCAATCAAGTCCTGCATCCACAAAACACGCTACAAGCATAGAAGACATTGTTGGCTTATGGCCATAATCATTGCCAGATCTGTTTATGTCAATAGCAATTGCCCATGAATGTACCGAAAGTGTTTTTCCTCCAGTTTTTTTTCTAATCATAAAACATCCATCCCAGGAGTAAATTTCTTTTGTAAGACCTCTCTCAATAACATTTTTTAATGCTTGTTCAAGTTTTGGCTGAAGATCCTTATTACAGAAAATCTTATGAGGAAATCCTTTACGATCTATTGCGGAAAACCTTACATGAGAAAATGCATCTCTGATATCTTGTGGAACTACCCATAAGAGAAAATGCTTTTGCTGTGTTTTTAAAAGTTTTGGATCACCATATTTCTTTTGACATTGTGTTGCTGTAATCATCTTATTCCCTTTTTGTTGTTGTAGTAAATCATAATTACCGAAATAATCAATATAAAACCAATGTAGAGCCATTCTCCCACTTTATTATGGATGATTTCTCAAATGTTCTTTTTGTTCAACTTCAAGAGTTTTTATATCTCCAGTGTTTTCATCAACCTCTTTGCTTATAGACTTCAGAATAACAACTGTTTGTTTTTGTATTGTAGTCTGCTCCAGAAGAACTTGATCCTGTTCACGATCCTTTTCTTTTACAAGTTTTATTTCTTCAGTATTAACATCCGTTTGCTTGTCCTTTGTGCCCATAATAAACGCCAGACATAATAATGATATTGTTACGGATACCGCAACTGGAAGAATCATATTCAGCCACCCACCTGGTTCTTTAGTTTTATTTTCATTTGTTTCCATCTTCTTGTAGTTGTTTGTTGGTTGTAGCAAATTGGATTAAAGCGGCTCCACCGGTAGCAAAGAAGAATAAATGTTCTACAATCCACATGATGGTTGGGTTAATATCCAAACCTTTTGTTTCTTCTGCCAATAGCATAGCACCTGTTACTGCTAATATTCCAATGCAAATGTTTCTTAACTTCCGTAAGAATTTTGGTGTTTGTGACCAAAATCTGGCCCATCCATGTTTAACTTGATTCATAATCTTTATTTTGATAGATATTCACCTAGATAAGTTATGCTTTCTGAACCAGCTGCCGACAATGCCCACCATTTTGATAAATTAATGGTATCAATTACGACTTGCTCTCCTGGCTCCAATAAGTGTCCTGTTGAGGCTGATACTCCTATAGTACCGATATAAACATTACCGGTATTAGATGTAGGATTTTTTACTGTAATTCTTCCTTGCTTTTCCAGAGTGCTAATCTGATATGCTGTACTTATGACAGTTAATGCCACCTGACCAGCTACAGAATTTCTTGGGCGAAGATTTCCTTCTATAATTCTGCGTAAATCATCAATCTTTCTTTCAATACTCATTGGGTTATTTATTATTGTATTTGACTTCCTTAAGCTCTTTTTCTGATATTGCTTTACTTACTGCTGGATCTGTTTTGAATCTATAAAAATATTTATTCGCTAGCTTACTATTTGATTGTTGCCATACAAATGCATAATAATGATCACTTGTATATGGAACTACCCAGGGAATTCCATTGTTGCTATTTTTCCCTTTTGCAAGTGTAGGGCTTTTAACACAAACTGTAGAAAATATATTTCTACCAGATATTTTACATGAGGGAATTTTCTTATCTTCATTAAAGCGAAATTCACATTCCTCACATCCATAAATCCCTTCTTTGTTTTTTGAACTAGAAATCTTGTCAACAGTATAGACTTCAAATCTGCGTCTGTTCTTTCTTACAAATAATAATCCTATTCTGTGGCCCATGTTTAAAACCCGACCTTCAATAATCTGAGACAAGAAGCCATCAAGTGAGAAATTTATCAACTTCCGGAACTGAACATATTGGATATTACTCTCTGGATGCTCTTCCTTGTATTTAAGATAAAGTTCTTTCGTACTAATTGCTTTCGACTTCATCAGTTTCAAGCTTTTCCGTTTTCTCCTTAATCGCATCATATTGATTCACTGGATTTAATTCTTTCATTATTTCAGCATAAATGGCATCAATAAGATCACCACTTAATGGAAATGGATCATCATCGGTATAACATGGCCCACCAGAGCAATTTATAAATCTTGCTGCCTCTCTTGGATCAAAAAATATTCCTGTAAAATTTACAAACCTGGTAAGATCTTCTTCTAGGATATATAAGTGATTGTCAGGTTTAATATATGCTCTTTTAAAATTAGCTGTAAATCTGGAATACTTTAACCTACGCGCTTCAGTATGCCTCATTGCAGGGAAAACACTGTCGTCAGTTGTAGATGTAACGATATATCCGAATCCTTTTTTTAATCTTACAAACTGAGGTATTGGGCTAATGGATCGCAATATCTTGCATTGTGATTCACCACCACAACAAAGCGTTTGATTTGTGTATTCTAATGGAAGGCATGGTATTGTTTGTTGATAGATATTATTAACGCCATTTCTATCGATATCCCTTCTGATAAACAAATCTCTCCATCGCAAAACTTTGAAAATTATTTGCTCCCTGGCATAGTTATCATCTGATATTCCACCACCCTTGTCATTTAGGATATCATCAACAATTTTATTTAGCGTTATACCATATTTCATAATTATGTAATTGTTGCAGTTAAGTAACCATTAGATACCAAATCACTGATTAATGTTGCCAATGTCTTTGCTACTGCAGCAGCCTGAGGTTCATCACAAGACAATGATCTTGTTTCTACATAATTCGTTACTGTATAAGCAGAAGGCTGTGCGGCTGGCGTTGCACCAAAGAAAGACAAATAGTCTCCAAGTCCACAAACCGAAAGTCCATTTCCGGATCCACCAAGATTAAAAGAGATATCTCCGGATGAGGTTATTATCATACCAGCATTTGTAATCTCCATTGCGGTGGCAGATTTAAGATCTCCTACCCATATTTCTTTAAATTCTTTCCCAGATATACCAAGAGTTATAACATTATTATCATATGGCTTAAATGTAGTATCAGCAAGCAAAACCTGAGACGTACCACCTACAAAAAATTCAACAACATCATCTACGCTACTTTTGATATATGTATCAGCATCGGAATCAAGTATCAGATTAAATCCATCAAGGTCAAAGGCTGTTATGGCAAGTCCGGTATTTATTTTTACCTCACTTCCAGCATTTGGTGTTAATTCAATAGCACCGGTAGATGAAATTATAGTCGTTGCAATATTAATTGATCCAAGTGTTAAAGTATTTAGGGCCCCACCTGCAGAAACAACTAATGCTTTTGATGCTGTTAGGGTGCCTGCAGTAACTCCAGCTAGATAAGCAAGTTCAGTTGTAGTTGTGGCTGCTACTGTTAACACTCCACCACCAGAGGTTACGGCAACCTTACTGGCAGTTCCAGTTGCTAATTTTGACCAGGCAATTGATCCAGCCAAATGGTCATCATCTACGGATCCGGTATTAATTGACGCCCCTGTTTCATCAATGGTAATATCAGGGCCAGTAATAGCTACTGCCGTTGCAGCACCGCCAACACCCATAAGTATATACCCTGTGGTAAGTGCATCGCTTAGAAGTGTACCTGAAGCCGGTATGTTGACATTTGTTGCAGCTCCTACATTAAGCGTTACAGCATAATTCCCAGAAACAGTAAATGAGTTTGCAAAAGAAACAGCCTTACCACCTATCTTAGAAATTGCTAAAGCGCCAGCTTTTGAAAGACTACCATCACCAGTTACAGAGAAATTCTTAAACATGCTATCTGTGGCATCATAAATTAATATGTTTTCATCAGTAAGAGCACCACCCTGTAAATCAAAATTGCTATGATTCTCAATACCCTGGTATACAATTTTATTGTACAGCCACATATGGGTACTGTCATGTTGCTCTTTTGTTAAACGTGCGGCAGCTGCAGTGTAACTTGCCAGTATTAAACTACTATCTCCAGAATCCGGAGTGTAGTTTGTCCTTACATAAAAAGTATAATCAGTCATTATTCTGTATGATCTAGTTCAGTGTGATCTACGCTTGTATGTACTCCAAGTTCAGTCTCGGTTGTAGTTGTCGCAACACAATTACATTGACATAACTTGTTTATTCTGTGTATCAGCTTTTCAATCTGAAGTTCAGTCAGGCATTCACCTGTACTTAAATTGCTATTTGTTTCTAGTGCAAATACAATAAGTGATAATTCGATATTTATCAATTTTGTATATGCGTATTCTTGACCATTAGTGGCCTTACCAAGTAATTTGCAGGTATAGTCTGCTATGCAGCACTTGGCTACTGCTATAGCATTCAATATTTGTGTTACTGTGTATCCCATTAGCATCCGGATTTATAACAATCTCCAGTGTTTCCACAAAAATCTGTAACAAAATTTAATTTAGCCTGGGCTTCAGTCCAGTCACCACATGATGAACTACCACTATATCCTGCACCTTCAAGTAATAATTTCATTGTGATAAGGCTATCAAGTTTTTTGATAAACTCGCACTGTTTGCATGCGTAGTCTACAATTTCGGCAATCTTTGATGATATACAACATCTTGCCTGAGCATCTGTATATAAGTAAACAATAGTGTCCTCAGCATTTGGTGCATCTGCATTGTCACTTATTTTGAATTTATAAACACCATCAGGAATAACGTCTACTTCCCCTCCGGTAAGTTTAAAGCCACCATCATAATAAATTTCTACTGATTCAGGTGGAGCGCCTATAGTATACTGCCCAATATGACTATAAGTATCACTATCAAGAGGTGCAAAAAAGATATATCCATCGGTAGTTCCCCAATCTGTTACTGCCAATGTTATTGTTTTTGCAGAAGAATTGATTGACGTTGTAAACGCTGCTGTTGTCATGGCGATAAGATTTTAAAAGTAAAAAGAAGGTGACTTTCGCCACCTTCTAAATTATACACAATTATGAAACATTGGCTAACTGATTAGCGGCCTGTGTGGATGCTACCCAGTTATTCAGATATGTATAGAAATTGGTAACCGTTGCGCCATCCAACATATAGATTTCTAAATCCTTCAAATTGTTATGAGTCATACTCATATTACTTGGCTCAGGATCATCGTAAACAAATCCCCACTTGTTATAATCAGATGTCTCAAGTGCAGATGTTGACCTTACATCAGGTTTAACACCAACCTTACTCAGTAATCCAAATGAAGGACCAGATAACAGATCTTCTGCAACAGCCTCAGTACCGGAACCAACAGAATATGTCAGGGCACTATATGCAACAGTTGCTTGTTCACCACCATCAAAACCACCTTCGAAGGAAACAGTGAAGTCTTCATCGATTTCAGATGCTTCGAAATGGATTCCAATGCCTGTCTCATCATCCACTGTGGCTGATAATACAAAACAAGCTGAACCAAGACAAGCAGCGCCTACAGCTGGTACTGCAAGTGCAGTAAGTGAGGCGTTAGTTGCTCCTTCATATGGCCTGTCAATAACAAAGGCATTTGTAGTTGCAGAAACAACCTTATAAACAACATTGCCAAGACTTACATAGTCACCAGCAATAGCTCCATGTGTAGTAGAAGCTACGGCAGTACTTCCATTGGTAACAGCAGCAGTTCCACCAAGGGCTTGTGTATACTGAATAGTTTCAGCAGCACCTTCCCATGGACGATCAATTTCAAAAGTTGTGTCAGGAACAACAGATACAACCTTGTACGTGCTATATCCAAGTGTAACAAAATCACCAGCTACAAGTGTAGATGTGTCGGCACATGTTACAGTAGTAGATCCAGTGACAACATCACAATCTGCAAGCAGTTGCTCCATTGTTTCACTTTGGCGGATATAAGCATTTACAGGAATACCGGTAGCTGCATTGATGTTAGCAACAAGATCTTTAATGAGATTATACCTTCCATGAGCGGCCGAAGGAGTATTATAAGCTGATAGCTTTGTGAAATACTTTCCAGTTGGTTCCCACTTTGCATTCTCATTTTCTGTATCTACAGGCATAATACGAATTGCATATTCGTAATCACTGTAAAGATTTACCGGCAATAGGTTTAAATCAACTCCATTATATCCTGCAACGGCATTTTTTGCAGATCCCATGACATAATTTGCACTAAATGCTCGTGTTAAAAATTTACCTTTAATCTCAACCATATCAGGTGCCAAACCTACTCCTTTGCCAAGGGCGAAAATTATACTCGGGTGAGTGGCAATTGTCTTTGCAGCAGCAAGGGCTTCGAGAGCTCCAGCTGGTGTCCTTAGCATAACAGTTAATTGACCTTTTGTGGTTGCGGGTGTGGCTGCCATAGCAAATGTGCTAGCAACCATGACTTTACGTTCTCTACTCATTGTTCTTTATTTTTTATAATATCTCTTTTGCGCTTATAGTTTCTGAAGAAAAATCCTCTATCCTCCAGATGTCGTTGTGCTTCTCTTAGGTGGAATATAGCTTTGTTATTAAATCTATCGCTCTTTTTGTTATTCTGCTTTTCGAGGCGATCAATCAAGATCGCAGCTAGGTCTTCGTTTGTGACTCCATCATGTAATTCACCATTGGTGGTTTTATGAAGGAAACACATGTAGAATTCTTTTCCAGATGTAGTAGTAACCTTGTACTCTATTCCAGGAATTACGGATTCTATTCTTTCGTTAATTTTTAATGAACTACTCATTGCTAATCTCCTTTTGTGCTTTCAACCATCATTTGCTGATAACCTGGGTGGTTCTCTGCTCCCTTCAAATAAGTAATAGCTCCATCTCCAACCTTTGTGTGTAACATTGGAAGTAACTCACAACCTTGGTTCATGGATAGGCTCATACGCTTTGGCCTTCTGATATAACTAAGTAGAGCATCAGCAACAAAATAGGTTTCGTCTGTATAAAAATTAAAACTCTTTTCATGTTGGGTAATAATTACCTTGTCGCTATTTGGGCGATGAAAAGCATTTTTCAATGTCCTTTCAAGCCCATAGTGTTCTCTCAAAACATAATCTGGTATTTTATAATCTCCATTAGATGGAGTATGGATATACTTATACTTAAGAATTGAAAAACCACTCTTAAGATAACTTCCCATTCCGGTCAATATAATTTCCGCCTCGCTTGTTGATCCAAGACTTAATGTGGATGAAATTATAAAATGTTCCGAATAGAAAACACCATTATATGATTCCCAATGTAATCTGTATTTATTGTAATCGCCACTAGCAGCGGCAAGGATAACATTGGCCCTGGTAATAAAATGTTTTACAAACTCTTCTGCATCCTGAGGAAATTCGTAATCACTCCATGCCGGAAAACCGACACCTGCAGTAATATCAATCGCAGTAAGTGATGGTAATTTCAATTGGACAGCTGTAAAAGTATTGTTCCCAAGAAACTTGGGATTAGAGATCATGTGTATAGGACTGTATGAATAATTAGTAATGTCTCCAATAGAATAAGAAATAACACCACAGTCATTGTAATATACTCTCGCTTGAATATTATCAAATATGGCAAAATCCCTTGGAAGGTTTGCCCTGAATTTTACGGGTATACCGCTGTATGCTCTTTCTATATCTCCTGAAGGTGTACAGGCAACAATAATATCTAGTAAATGATTTTCTACTACCAAGGCTGAAAGTTCGCCTAAACGCTTCGTGGTGCTTTCAAACGAACCTCCAATTCCCTTTAGTAGATATCTATCATCAAATTCGACATTCATAGACCGGTTAAGTGCTATATCAATCTGCTCAGGCTTCAAGCCACGATATAAGTTAGAGTTGACATTCTGTAACCCTTGCCGGACATAATTATGATGGTCGAGTATAAACATTATTCTGATTTACCTGCAAGCTCGCGCTTTACTTCATCATACCTTGCTTTCAGTTGCAGTAAAATTTTCTTTGAATCTGCACTTGTTCCACTTAGACGTTTTACAACATCATCAATACCCATTCCGAGTTCAATTTCATCAAAGAAATATTTACCTCCAGAAGTGGTAACGACTTTATGGAATTCAAGTAATTCAATCATGGAACGATATTCCAGATTTTTATCAGCACAGATTATTTCGAAAAACTTTGCTGGCCTGTCCTTGTACCTTAACTCGCCAAATCCCTTTGTTTTGGTAGTAAAATCACCGGTAGACTTCCCTTCAATAATATCGTTGAGTGCAATTTTCTTATCAGCTGCAGTCATTGGAAATGGATTCCTTCCAAAGTAACTGAGGATCCAGTCAACCTTTTCAGGACTTTCATTTACCATTACTTTCATAGCTATAAGTGCATCAGCTTTATCATCAACGGATTGTACCTGTTCCCGCTTTTTCTTATTGACATCTTCAAGATAGAACTGTCCTAATGGATGTGTCATTGCCTCAAATTCAGTATTATGAACAATACCAGTATTTGTTTTGATGTTTGTCAAAGCAATCTGGTGATAGAGATAATCTCTAGGTTCGATAGGCATGCCATCATCATGAGTTGCTATATTAAGAAACAACCCTTCATGCGGAACGTTTACCCTTACACTATTAAGATATTCATTAATAGCTTCCCGGAAACCATGTTGCCCTGGTGTTGAATTACACAATTCTGCATAAATACGAATACCAGTCGCATCTTCTGCGGAAATTGGCATTACCAGAACATCATTCTTTACAGCTGGGCCAAAACGCATTTTACTTGCTTCCAAAATATCTTCCGGAAGGCGAGTGTCCTTGTAAACTCTTTTTACAATGACGATCTTTTCTTTCACTTTTACATCTGCTAACATTGCTATTACTTTAAGTTGTTATTAAATATTTAATCCAAGGCGATAGCAATATGATGTATCATAAATCTGGATACCTTGTTCCCAAATATATTCGATACTTGCTATGTCCTTATCACTTGCTTTGTACAGAGTATTGCCATACTCGGCTGGAAGTGTTGCCATACCTGCTACAATACCATAGTTCATCTCACGTCCTTTCCTGGTTACTTTCCTGAAGTTAGCAACTCCATTATATGTACTCATATCCAAGAAAACAAATTCACCTGAGAATGAAGGAAGGCCCATATACTTAGGACTATTCCTGTAAATCCAATCAAATACTGGATTCCTATGAACTGTAATGGTATGTCCGTCACGTGTTTTATAGGTATTGAAATAAGCACCAAGTGTGAGCATATCACCGCTTTTTGTAACAAAAACGTTTTGTGTTTGCTCAGTAGTGAAATAAGACTTCAGTTGATGTTGCATAGCATCATTAAAAATCCTCATCCCCAGTGTACCTGTATGCAATTGTAAGTGTTTCTTTTCAGCACCACTCATTCCATAAAACAATTCGGTAGCGATTTCTTCAAACCTTTGTGCAGTCAGTTTTCCGGAATAGTAATCACGATTTGAGATCTGATTCAAAATACCATCTCCACGAAGAATTGCTTTCCCACTCGGACCTCTGTTTGCAATAGTTCCATCAGGATATCTGTTATACTCAGAAGTCCAATAATCAACCTCTTTATATCTCAGTTTCTTCAGTAAGAATTGCCACTCTTTCCAGTGCATCCAATACTTAAATGTTTTGGCTCCACCAGACTTCAATTTCATAGGAACATCAAATGCTACTTTGTCAAATTGAGCAGAAGATTTTCCGGCAATAGGATGAACGGCAATATGTCCGGCCCACTTCATAGAAGCCCTCAGAGTATTAATCTGATTCTTGGCACGAGATGGATATTGCTCTTCACTCTCGGTTCCGACTGATTCTTCGAACTCAACAGGTGTAGCACCTCTTTCCCACAATGCACCAGCAGCTAAATCAGATGCAGGAACAGTTGCAAGGTTATTATTTCCCATGATCTCGAGAACATAATCCCAATACTTACCATTCGGTTCCGGCTGAGCTTTTACCTGGCATTGTACTTTAGATGCAGAGGTAACAAGATTTTGGAACTTGAAACGTCTGTGTTTGAAGGTAACGATGAATTTTGTCGTATTAAGACCTGCGTTCGTTGTTGTTGAAGCAGATACAACAGTGTCCATTGGATCAATGTCACCAGACATAATCGGGTACTCATAATCCAGTGAATCAATATATTCAACATTACCTGCCAATTCAGTCAGCTTGGTAATAGCAAAATCTTCTGGGAGGAAGTAGCTATTAGCTGCCCAAATAAGAGGCGTTGACAGTTCACTTGCTTTCGTTTGGAATGCGTTACTTATGGCCTCATATCCAAAAATTCCTTTGTCATTCTGATACATTGGATGTACCTGTAATGACGGTTTTACGGCAGTTGTCATTTTATTAAAATTTTACAATTATTATGTCCATGCTGGAGTACCTTCGAATTCTCCTTGCTTTCCGCTACCTTGCTGACCAGCATTTTTCATTCTATCTGTGGCTGTGAAGCCTGGTAATGGTTTACCGGCTTTTAACGTTTTTGCTCTGTTTGCTACTACCTTTTCTATAAAGGCTGGATCACGGTCATACATAAACATTGAATAGTTTATGAACTCTCGAAGATCACGATACTTTTTCTCGTTATACAATTGACTCTCTGGGTTGAGAGCATGATATGTAATTTCTTGTGCAATTGGAATATCACGAAATTTTGAATCTCTACGTGGGTTGAAAAGGAAATTATGATATTCATCCTTATCCTTCTCAGCAATAGGTAATGGCCCAATTGCCTTCGTTTTCTTTAAAAATGTTTTGTAATTCTCCTTGTACTCGTTAAATTTTCTTTCATTTTCGAGTTTCTGAGCAGCCTGATCTTTAAATAGGTTCTGTTTTGCTACTGTCTGTGATGTTGAAAGTTTACTTAACGTTTTACTTGCAATAAAAGCCTTTACTCCTGAAGTGCCATAGCTTTCAATCATTTCGTCAATTTCTTCTGGTGTATGCCCTTGGTGATGTAAATCATAGGCAATAACGAAATTCATGACCTGCTCATCTTGCTCTGTAGGAGCTTCTGCATTAAACCTAATCTCACTAAAATCGTATTCAGGATTCATGGTTGATTGATAGTTTTCGACACTACCACCATTTTCTAAATACTCATACATGCTGGCAAGTTCAGGATACTTTTCCATTGTCCTCTTAACAGAGGTATCTCCGGCAGTATCATAAACCTTCCGAAGTAAATCAGATAATCCGTCCTCACTATTGTCAATAGCTTCTTCACCAAACTCAACACCATACTGACTAACTGCAATATTTTTTGCAATATCAATAATAGTTTTTGGAGTATTATCAGTAACAAACTTATTTTCTTCTTCAGTTCGTTCTGTTTCTGGTTTCTGCTGTATTGCTTCTAGCTGTTCGGAAATTTCTTCTTCAGACAAAGAACTTTCTTCTTCACCACCTGGATCGGGTTCCGATTCTTCTTCTGCTGATTGACCTCCTGTTCCTGCTTCTGCGGCTGCGGCTGCAGCTCTTTGTGCTTCTGCTTCTGCTTCTGCAGATGCTCCGCTTACATCTTCATCTGATGTTTCAGGTAAAATGTAATCTACCATTCTATCATTTTCCATGCTTCAAATTTATTATGGTTAAACACTAATATAATCCATTCTTAAAAAAAAGTTCTAGCATATTCATATTATATATTGCTAGGTATTATTTCTCTCCAACTACTTTATTCTTTAAATCTTTGTCTTTTAATTTCTGCTCATGCTTTCGATTCTTTTCAGCTTCTTTAAGTTCATCTGCATGCTTTTGTTTTTCAAATCCTAATTTTTCCCGATCAGCTTGGGCCTTGCTAGATGCTTGACGAATCTTATCTGCATCACGAATAATTCCTGTTGTGTCAATATCAGAAATAAGAGTCTCTGGTTCAAACCCTGCTGACTTAATTTCTGCCTCCCGGATATCCCTTTCTCTATCAAGAGCATTTTCACTTGTCTTCCAATCTCTTTCGGCTTGCTTGTCTGCTGCCTCAGCCTCGATTTTATCTTGTTGCATTTGACGTGCAGCCTCTTGCTGTTGTGTTTCGTATGCCTTAATAGCCATATCTGCTTTCTTCATGGCCATTGTTATTTCGGACATATTATCGCTTTCAAGAATTGACTTAATCATGTCAGGAGTAATTCCTTGTTTACCAACATTTTGTGCAAATGGTTGTGCCAATGCACGAAGACTATCCACCTTAGCTTTGTCTTTAGATGCTTTTGACATATAAACTCCAAGTGATTCTTCGCTGATATCTTCTTCTTCGGGATCCAGGAAGATGGGAAGTCCATCAACGATAAACATTCCGGAAACAGAAGAATATACTCGCTTGGCAATATCAATAATATCATTTAATTCTTCTTCCTCGAAGTTCTCAAAGTCTACAAAAACACCTTCAGATATATTATAGCTTCTTTCAAGTGCATACTCGGTAGCAGCTTTGCCTGCGGAATTCGATACCTCTCCTTTTCGTTGTGGAGTAATTCCCATAGACATATCAAGTTCTTCACGTAAAGCATTTATCACCTGTATCAATGAAGCTACTGCCTGATGTTGTGAGAAATTCATCTTAGATCCCCAATGAGCAAACTTGCCCATATCATCTCTACGAGAATCTACCCACAAAATATGCTGTGTTTCTATAAAATACATAGCCTTGTCGATATCAGCTTGGCCCAATCCCTGCTCAGCAAGCAACGCTCTGTCAATAATAGATACCTCTCCTTTGTCTACAGAGATAAGTCGTTCCATTTTCGCCTTCCAGATGTTATGGAAGAACTGATAAATGTATGCCTCTTTAACAAGGGATGTGTTTTTAGCGTTTAGGTCTGAAAACTTAACCTCATTATATGGAAGATTAACCAAGGATGGATTGTATTTGTTATGAGAGGTCCAGGGAACACTATTCATCCCTATATATATATCACCATCGATCCGGTATGTTTCATCAACACATGTACGCCATTCCCATTTTTCATCAATAATAGCATATGGAAATATCTTTTTATCGAAAGTATCATCAACTTCCATCTTTTGTGGTTCATCAAACTCATCCAGATAGTCAATAATCCCTATATATTGAAATGAACGCCAAGTAGAATGAACAACTTCTACCAAGGCACCAGTATTATTATTCTGGTTCATTTTGTGAAGACCGAATTTTGTATAATCAATTGGCTGGTCAGCCCATGAAGGCCCTTGTGATAATCTCTCGATCTGATCCTCATCAAGCATATCTCGGAAATTATCAACTATTTTGGAAAAAGGCATCATCACTCTATAGATAGCAGCTTCCTTATCCCGGCCATATTTATAATCTTTGGATCCTATAAAGTCAAGATGGAGTGGATTGACAACATTGTATACAAATCCATTTTGGCGAATACCCTTAAAGGTCTTAATCATCCCACCAATAACCCAGTGCTGCATACCTTCGCGATTTAATTTCTCCCGAACATTTGCTTCTGATATAGCAACCTTCATTATCTTTTGTGCCCTGATAGCTCTTTTGTCCTGGTATGAAGTTTCGTACTGCAGTTGAATACTCTCCATTGAAGGAACATCCTGCATTGGTACGCCAGTATTACGCCCATCCTTATTAGCCATATTGACAATAGACTTGCGCATAGCATCCTTGATAGCAGTTTCCATTTCTTCGGTACGCCTTGATATAGCATCATCGCTTCTTATTACCGAAGTATAATTCCATGGACGCTTGTTCTTTTCATTTATAATGATATCAACATTAGAACGGATCACATTCCAAGGTTTTACATCATTAAGTGGTAGTGGATTTGTAGTGTCTTTCGTTCCAAATGGATCTTCAAAGGCAGCATAGTGGCCTTCAATCTTTTCTCCATTATAAACCTTATACCATGTTTCCAGATCTTCTTTGTCGTCCTCGTATTCAGCAAACTTTGACATCGAGATATACGCATCAATGGTGTCTTTATAATGCTGAAAGTCCTCGGCTTTCTTTTCTGTTGATTTTTTTAACTGATCAGGAACATTTGTAACTGTGTAATCGTTCATTTTAATACCATTTTTCGTGTTGATAGAACTTTGCTATTCGTTGTGGATCGAAGAAACTACCCTTTTCTACTGCATAATCTTCCATTGCCGGAACATGTGCTACTTCTTTAATAAAATACATCAGTTGAATCATGGCATCAACCCTGTCATAGTTGCCACCATCACCATATGCTAATAATTCCTGTATTAATGCTCTGTCATATATTAAGTGCAAATTAAGTAAAAGATTTCCATCTTCGTCTATAGAACGTTCACGAAGTAACCAATCTGCAAGATACTGTTCGCCAATAGTTCTTACAGGATCGTTCATTCCAGAACTCATCTTAAATCCATATCCACGCTTGATTTTACTCTTTGGAATCTGCGTATTATACTTAAACTCAAATTCCTGTTGTAACATATTCAATTTCTTGCTTTGCCTGGCATGATCTAAAATAGATCTACCACGATCAATTTCAAATGATATCTTAGCATTGTAATATTCTGCCAATAGAAACATATTACGAAGATAATCATTCAGTGTTTTTGGTCTACCAACATAAGCCGCAACAATGGTGTCCATCCGAAATGTGGATATGTTGTTAATTTTCTTATAGATGTATGATGCTCCAAGGGATGGGCCAGTACTTTGATCGTGATAGTATGGGTCATTGACAAGAAGATAAAGATTATCCGGAACCTTTCCGTTCATAATTATAGGGCTATCATAAATTACTGTACACCCGCTTTCATTATGCTTCTTATCCCATGGAAACGAATCAATTGGAACAGCCTTCTCATCTTCCTTAAACTTGATTGAGCCAGTCATATCTTTGGATACCCTGCCATTTCTACCATAATGTAATCGGAGTGGACTTGTCTCCAGATCGTTCAGATGATCTTCCAGTTCTGCAGTTGGCAATACACTCTTTTCCATATTTAGTGTAGCCTCTTTTGGATTAAATGGATTCTCAGCTTTATGGCGAACTAGCGTATGCCTCTCTGTAACATTGTTTGAAATACGTTCACGTTCCTCTCTTTCAAATGCTGCAGCTGTAACAAGGTCTGAGTTGCCATCAGGATCCATAAATCCTTCAGAATTCAAATGAACAGGCCAGAAATAGCCACATAGTTTGTGCTCGGACGCCCTATCCCATTTATTCGGAATACCAAAACAGTTATATCCATCGGTATGATAGAAGATTTCTGTTAGTCCTTTAAAATCACTACCCTCTTGACCACCGGTACCTGAGCCAAGAATAAACCCAAAGACCTTTCTCTGTTGTTTTACAGAGTTAACAAGTATTCGGAACTTCTCCAGAAAGTATGGATCCTTTCCAGCTTCTTCCAGGTAAATTAGTTTGCCACGAATACCACGTACTTTCCCGGGATCATTCTTTGTTGTTCTCCCGATAATAGTAGACATATATCCTTGTTCAATCTCAACACCCTGAAAGCTCTCCCTGAAGGATGCTCTACGTTCCATCTGTGTACTAATGTACTGCCTACGTTTACTCCAGTCAGTATTTCTGTCAATGAAATACATCATATCCCATGCTTTCTGTAATACACCATCACCACCAAGCAGGAAATCTTTTTCGTTAGCAATAAGGAAACTTCTGGATTGTGGAATAAGGAAATAGTTTCTATTGGCCATTCCACCAGCTTTGAACGAAGCACCAACACCACGTCTTTTTAACTCGATACCAAATTTGGCAAGTCGCTCAGCATCATCAATATATTTAAAGTGCCAATAGTCACCATCCCAAAAGTTAGGGAAACCTTCAATTCTGTCAGCGCGAATCAGATCATAGTTTACAAAATTGATATCACCAGATTCTTCATCTACATTAATTTGCTTTTGGTATTCTTCGTTATCAATATCTTGGTTTTTACCAAGATGAAGGATTGGACAATAGTTGATATAGAAATAATAATAACCCGGAATATAGATAAGTTCTCCTGCAGGTCCAATAGGAAACCAATCACCATAGATACATTTGCGTTCTTCTTCTTCCCACCAATCTTCTCTCAGGGGATCACCTTCGGAATAAATACAATATTTACCTTTTTCCTCAAAGGTCTCAGCTGCCTTCCGAAGTTCCCTGGTATTGCGGAACTTTATATTGTATAAATCATCCCACGTTACATTAACTTTCTTGGCCATTATGTTTCATATCCTTTATGATTACAGAGTTTTCAGGCCGTTCTTTTGGTCCTGCTGCACCTCCACCCCGAATCTTTTCTATCCTTTCTTGACGTCTTAATGTACTAACCTTGTCCTGTAGCTTTTTAAGCGTATCGAGTCGATCACTCAGCTTGTCAGTTTTGCGCAATATCTCATTGATAAGATCCATTACGTTTTCTACATTATGTTCGTTAAGTTCTGACTTCTCAGTGATACGTTCTGCTTCGCCAGTTATCCTGACAATAAGCCTTGTTAGCGCCTGAATCGATTTCTCGGCAGCAAATAACATCTGTACCTCTACAGCACAAAAGGATTGCAGATCCTTGTATCTTTCTCTTGCAAGCCTGATACTGTTGTTTGGAACCCAATCCTTTTTTAGTTTAGTGATGCCGGAATGTCTTCGCGCATATTCCAGTAATTTATGCTCCGGAAGTTTTAATCCCCATGATGAATAATCTTCACAGATACCAATATATAATAATGTAGCAACTGCTATCTTTTTATCCTTTCTTTTGTCAGATTCTACGATACTACGGAATTCTGCAATAGTTAACGCCCATATAGATATTACCAAATTATCTTCCTCGTCAGTCTCCAGAATAGGTAGTGTAAAGTCAAACTTCATGCTTTTCCTTTTTTTCTTCCTTCCATTTCGCTTTCAGGTATTTCATATAAGCCTCGTCATGATAAATACTTCCGATACCTCGAAGTGGCCATAATCTCTTATTGTGTGTGCGGATATGTTCACATAACTGCTTGAAATACCAAACCATGATATCTTCTATTTCCTTCAACGTTAGCAAATGGTAAATATTCTTCCTATTGCTTTTTTTATTGTCGGTTATACATATCATCTGAAAGCGTTTATAAACTTCAATCTTATCAACCAGCTTGCCACGCTTCTCTGCGACACTCAGCTTCATGCTTCTGCTAACTTTGCATTTGGCATAATAATGCCTGGAGAATTAATCTGGTTGGTGATTTCTTTGTTGGTAAGCGGACAATTCTTTGCTAACTGCAATTTCGCTGAATCAGAAAACTTGGCAAGTAATCCCCCTACAGGAATCAATAGATATAAGTTCCCCGATATCGGACACATTACAGGTTGTGCGTGAAGTAAGAAAGAACGACTTATCGCTACAGCATCACCTTCCTTGAAAAACTTGTCAGGATCTTTTACGGAAACTATCCTCCAATAGTATTCCAATTGCTGTGCATCTTCTTTCTTCGTTAGTAAAATTGAGGGCTTTTCGAACAACTGCTCGATAATTGCCTGCCCCTTGGCTGCTAATAGTTCCATACGTGCTAATTTAAGCTTATTAAAAATAAATCTATAAATCCATCTTGGTTAGGCTCAGACATCGTAAGTGCATCCAAACCCTGTATATATGGCAACATCTCGTCTATCTCGTATGGACAGCCTTC